CATATCAAGGACGACATGAACAGGACCGAGGTGTTGAGACACATGGTGGAGATAAGTAACAAGGTGGTGGACAAGTTAAGACGTAAAGCCAAGAAGGTGTCAAGCAGTATGCTATTAGACGTGGCATCAATCAGTGCCAACAACGACAGAGAGATTGGACGCATTATTGCTGAGGTGTACAAGGACGTTGGTAAGACCGGCATTGTAACAGTGGAGCGAAGCCAAACGGCTGAGACATATGCTGAGACAACTAAGGGGTTAAAGTTTGACAGAGGGTACTTGAGCCCGCTTTTCATCAATGACGTGAAGAAGGATGAATGTGTTCTTGAGGACGTGTATGTGTTGGTAGCTGACATGGAGATAGCCAACGTGTTACAGATTGAGAACGTATTGAAGCCAATTATTTCCGAAGGAAAAAAACTGCTCATCATCTCTCCGTGTAATGCTAATGTGGTGAACACACTTGCAGCGAATGCGATGAAGGGGCATTTGAAAGTATGTGCTGTGCCTCCGCCAAACTTTGGTTACAAGCAGCATGAGCTGATGCAAGACATTGCGATTAGTGTTGGGGCTACATACTATAGTGAGAAGACAGGTGACGACATCAGTCATATTAACTTTGGTGACTTGGGACACGCAGCTAAGGTGATAGTAAGCAAAGACAAGACTGTCATTATCAGAAGCGGAGCAAAGTCGGACGAAAAGTTAATCGAGGAGAGAGTAGCACAACTTACACAAGCACATAAGGATGCAACACGTAAAGCTGACAAAGACTTTTTGTTGGAGCGTATTGCCTCACTTACAGGGGGGATTGGTGTGATATTCGTTGGTGGTCAGACTGACCTTGAGCAGAAAGAATTGTATGACAGAGTTGATGACGCTGTATGTGCAGTTCGTTCAGCATTAGAGGAAGGGATACTACCGGGTGCCGGCAAGGCATTGCTTGATGAAAGTGCTGAGTTGTGTGTTGATGACTTATCAACTAAAGAGCATCAGGCTGCAATTGACATTGTTCGAAATGCGTTAATGTCTCCGTTCCAACAGATACTTGCAAACGCAGGGTTGAAGCCAAGTGATGTGTACAAGGATAGCACTCCTGTTGGTCATGGATACAATTTAAAGACAGGCGAGATGGGTGACTTGGTTCAGATGGGTGTTATTGACCCATTGAAAGTGACAAGGTCGGCATTGCAAAACGCAGTTAGCGTAGCTGTAACAATCCTAAGCACAAATGCAATTATCACAATGGCTCGTACTTATGAGCAACAACAATAAAACGTTCCACGTGGAACATTAATTTAGAATTATGAAACCAATAGGAAAATACATTGTTGTCAAAGACATTCAAGAGAGTGTCAAGACTGAAAGTGGTTTGATATTGTCGGGAGAGGATACCAATCAGTTACGCTACAAGCGTGCTGAGGTGGTGGCTCCCGGCACAGACGTAAGCGTTATTGACGAAGGTGATGAGTTGTACTATGACAAAGCACACAGCTTTACCATGTTGATAGAGGATGTGCAGTACACCATCATTCAAGAGCGTGACGTAGTTGTAGTGATTTAATCTTTAGAGGGAGCCTCCGCTTGAGGCTTCCTATATTTGTTCGCCCTTTGATAGGCGTTCATTTCCAATATCATATTTCTGTAAACCTTATCGTTGTAGGAGACATTCTTCAAGAACATAGGGTTTGCAGAAAGACTTGTTGGAATCTCTTCCCCATTTAGTTTGCGGTAGATGTCGAGCACGAGACGAGTAGCTTTGTAGCTGAGTTGGTAAAGTGCCCTGCCGTTCTTGCCTCTTCTTCGGAAGGTTTCAATCCATCCTTCTTTGTGTAGGCGTTTAAACCTGCCGACTTCCCAACTCACAAGTTCGGCAAACTCATCAAACTTCTCTTTACCGAAGTATCCTTCGCTGTATAAAAACAAAATAATATCGAGGTCTGCTTGGCTTAATTGGAACTTTGCCTTGTAGTAATACCTGATGACTCTCCAAAATTTCAAGTAGTCTTTTGGTGCTGTTTTCATTTAATTAAATTTTATTACATTTGTAAAGCAAAGTTATAATTTATTATGGCAACTAAGACACAAACACCTGTAAAGAAGACATTAACGGAAACGCTTAATGACATTAACTTCAAGAATGCACAAGCTCAAAAAATTCAAGCTGTGCAAGAAGGAAAGGAAAGATTGAAAGATAACTTAGGCAGGAATAAAAAAAGATATGTTAGCAGCACTGATGGTGTTGGCAGTACATACAGACGTGTTAGTGCAGCCGGAAAGATTAAAGGATTACAGACTTTATAAACCCATAATAATAAAGAAATGAAAATCTCCAAAAAAACAACTTACAACATTAAGGAAGCAAGTAATCCTAAATTAAAAGCAAGTGCAAGAAAACACTACGCTGAAAATGCTCAAGCAGCAATTAAGTCAACTATTAAAAATAAAACTAAAAAAAAGTAAGATGAAATCAACTCCAAACTTACCCGCATCTTCAAGAATGAAGAACCCTTCAGGTGGTGGTCCACAAATCAAGAATGCTTTAAAAGCTAAAGCATTAGTAATGTCAGGTGGCGTTCCTGCAAAGGCTGCAAAGACTGCTGTTAAAGCTGCAGGTGTAGCTAAGAAATTAGTTAAAAAAGCAAAATAAAAAACAATGGCAAAGTCAAAACAACACGAAGAAGTTCTTCAGAAAGACGTTGAGTTAACTGAAGAAATTATCGAGCAAGTTGAGGAGGCAGTAGCACCGAAAGATGCATACAAAGTTCCTGAGTTAAAAAAGAAAGACGCTGCTTACCCATATCCGGGTCATGCAAGACGTGATTTCAGAAACTAATTGCTATGGCAGATAAGTCAAAAATGAAATGTAATCGTCCTGTTCCATCCGATAGACCGGGGAAGAAAAGAATGGTTAAAGCCTGTTCCGGAGGGGAGGAGAAACTCCTTCACTTCGGAGCAAAAGGCTATGGTAACAACTATAGTGCTGCGGCTCGTAAAAGTTTCAAAGCAAGACATAGCTGTGATACTGCAACAGATAAACTGACTCCAAGGTATTGGGCTTGTAAAAATTTATGGGCAGGACCGGGCGGAGCAACAACAAGCAATCCAAAAGGTCGCAGAGGAAAATATTAATATGAAAAACGTAATCAAAAAAGCTGCAAAGTACGAATCAAAGAAGTCATTGGAAGGACCAATGAAGTTCTTGAAAGGTAATGTGGCTAAAGTAAAAAAGGTAGCAATACCTAAAAAGAAAAAGTAAGATGCCAAAAGACGCCTGTTATAGAAAAGTCAAAGCGAGTTACGATGTCTTTCCATCGGCAAGGGCTTCACAAGCCATTGCTAAATGTAGAAAGGAATCAGGTAGCGTGCGAAAGACAGAGGCAGGTAGTAGTCTGAAAAGATGGGAGAGAGAGAAGTGGCAAGATACACGTACAGGTAAAGCCTGTGGTGCAGGTGGTAGCAATGAATATTGCAGACCAACAAAGAGAGTGTCTTCAAAGACACCAAAAATAAAATCGGAAATAAGTCCTTCAAAACTTGCCGCTAAGAAAGCTGAGAAGTCAAGAGTTGGTATGGGAAGAAGGGTTACAAATATATAAACCATGAGCAAGTTTAAACAACTGAGCGAAAAGATTCAAAAGAAGCAAGGCATCTCTGAGAAGAGAGCAAATGCTATTGCTGCAACGATTGGTCGTAACAAGTATGGTAAAGCTACATTCACTAAGATGGCTGTAGCAGGTAAAAAGAAAAAATAAAATCTAATCATATGCAAAATCAACCAAACAAAAGCAAGGGTCTTGGAGACACTATTGAGAAAATTACAACAGCTACCGGCATCAAGAAGGTAGTTGAGACTGTGGCTAAGGCAACAGGTAAAGATTGTGGATGCAAGGCTCGAAGAGACGCATTGAATAGAGTATTCCCTTATCAAGATAAAAAATAAAAAATATGTCAGTTTTTAAAACAACATTCACAAGAGCATTAGCGGTTATCCCTACGGACAACGCAAACGTGCCATTCCCTGCACCTGTAAAATCAGGTACTAACACAAGTGCTGTTAGCAATCAATTGGTTGATACTGCAGGAAATTTTATCAATGCAGGTGTAAAGACCGGAGACATTGTGTACAACACAACTGATGGCAGTGCTGCAACTGTGGTATCTGTAACAAGTGCGACTGTGATTGTACTTAATGCTGACATCTTTGCTGCAAGTGGTAAAGCATATACTATTTACCAAGCAAGTCCTCAAACAACAATTGGCAACACAGGTTGTTTCTTGTTTGTGGGTGGTGCAGGTAACGTAGCTGTTACAACTATTGGTGGCGATGAGGTAACATTCAACGCAGTTCCTGTAGGTACGGTATTGCCGGTGCAAGTATTGAAGGTTAAGGCTTCAGGTAGCGGTACAACAGCAACACTTATAAAAGCTCTTTGGTAATGGCTAAGGCTACAACAGGCAGCTCATATATCAAAAAACCCAAGAAGAGAGGGGTGGCTGCAAAAAATCAGACGAGCAGTAACAAGAATAGTAAACTTTATAAAAAGCCGTACAGAGGTCAAGGACGATGAAATACATTCAATACTTAATAGCATCGATACTTCTTTTATTCACTCCGATATACGGCTTGCTTATAGCAGTAGCTGCAGCCATAATACTCGATACATTTACAGGTATTTTTAAGTCAATCAAGTTAAACGGGTGGAAGAGTGTGAGAAGTAGAAAATTATCAAACATCGTAAGTAAGATGTTATTGTATGAAGTTTGTGTATTGTTATTGTTCTTGATGGACAAATACTTATTGAATGAGTTTGTAAAGCACGCATTTGGGTTTGACTTTATGTTTACTAAGATTTGTGCGATACTTCTTATGTTCATTGAGCTTGTGTCAATCAAGGAAAATATTGAAGAGGCATTTAAGATTGACATATGGGCTATGCTTAAGAAGGTTTTAAACAGAGCTAAAGAAATAAAGACTGACATCAACGATATAAAATGAGAGACGAGAAAACATTGGAGCGAATCAAACTGCTTCATCCCAAACTAAGGGATGAGGCTTTTTCAATCTATGAAGAGATTGCCTCTGCGTTAAGTGGTAAGTCAGCGTGCCGATTCGCATATACTCTAAGGACCTTTGCTGAGCAGGACGCATTGTATGCTCAAGGCAGAACCAAGCCGGGAGCTAAAATTACAAATGCTCGAGGAGGTCAAAGCTATCATAACTATGGTCTTGCAATTGACATTGTCTTATTGGTTGACAAAGATGGCAATGGCACATTTGAGACAGCAAGTTGGGATACCAAGTCTGACTTTGATGGCGATAAAAAAGCTGATTGGCAAGAAGTCGTTGCCATATTTAAGCGTTATGGATGGGAGTGGGGTGGTGATTGGAAGTTTGTAGACGCTCCGCATTTCCAAAAGACCTATGGGAAATCCATAGTTGAATTACAACAATTACATAAAACCGACAAGGTTGATAAGAACGGCTTTGTCTTAATTTAATACCTATGGGGAAATATCTTGCATTGGTGTTAGTTATTCCCCTTCTATTCTCTTGTGCAGCAAGGAAGGTGGCTGTATCTAAGACCCAAACACAAACATACACTGACAGCGTAGCTGTAGAAAAGAAAGATAGCGTTAGCGTTCAGCAGAACGCTATTGTCGTTATAGATAGTACCGAAGAGATTGAGGTGACTCCAATTGACACAGCTAAACCTATCATCATTGGAGAGACCAAGTACTTTAATGCTAAAGTGAAGGTTAGAAAGATACGTAAGCGTATTACTGACTCATCTACAATTGTGGTTGCAAAGACAACTGAAAAGCAGGTTGGGGTAAAAAAAGAAGTCAAGCAAAAGACATTTGAGAAAAAGGTTGACAAGAAAGCTAATTACTTATTGTACTTGTGGCTTTTATTGATACCGGTTGTGTTGTGGTTGATATGGAGATTCGGAAGAAAATGATAATTTTTATTTACTATATTTGTATAAATTAAAAATCAAATCAAATGGCAAATTTAACAGCAGAAGAATTAGACTTTATTAAGCAAGGAGCACAGGATTACACTAAAGTAAAAATTGCTCTTGGAGACCTTGAGTTGAAGAAGCAGGAGTTAATCGCTCGTGCAGAAAAAATTCAAGAGGCTTTTGCAAACAATGAGAAAGTATTAATTGAAAAATACGGAGCCGATGCGGTTATCAATACCCAAACCGGTGAAGTAACTCACAAAGAAAAAAAATAAACCATGGCACCTAACAAATTTTTAGGCATCCTTTTTCAGTCAAGAGACATTATGCACTTGGCTCATTTGGACACCAAGTCTTACGCAGAGCACAAGGCTTTAAATGCGTATTATGATGGCATCTTAGATTTGACCGACTCATTTACTGAAAAGCTATTTGGTCGTAGTGGTCGTCTTGAGATTGTTATTCCTGAGTCAAAAAAGCAAGATGCGGTTACGCATTTGAAAGGAATGCAAGTAATTATTGAAGCTGAAAGAGAAAATTATGCTTCAGATTTACAAAATATTATGGACGAGATGATTGGTCTTGTAAACGAGACTTTGTATCTTTTAACATTAGTATAACATGGGAAAAATTAATTCATATCCTAATGATTCTGCTCCTCAGTTAAATGATAAACTTGTAGGGACAAGAGTTGGTAACTCACCTCCTGATGCAACTTATAATTTTACTCCGGCATTATTATTAGCATTATTTGAAGCAAACTTTAATGCTGCAGCTATCGTAATTGCAAATGTCCCTGTATATGCAGACAATGCAGAGGCAGTAACAGCAGGGTTAGCAGTAGGTCAACTTTATAGAACAGGGGACAATCTGAAGATTGTTCATTAAAATATCTTAGCGGATGTCAAAGATTAGTACATACGAGGTAGTCCCGGTGCCCAAGCTGTCCGATAAATTAATTGGAACAAGTGTTGGTGGGGAGATTGAAGACGTAACATATAACTTTACCTTACAAGAATTATTGGATTTGTATATCCCATTAATGCCTGCAAATAACTTGCAAGGTATTTTGGATTTTGGGAATACAGCTACCCAAGATATTAATTTGTTTGGTACAATTAATACGACTAACCTTGATGTATCTGATACCGCTAATTTATTTATTACCTATCTAAACGAGGAAACTCATATAGTAGGTAGCTTATTTGACTCCGCTGATTCGATTGGAACTGCGGGTCAGGTATTGACAAGTACAGGAGATGGAGTTGAGTGGTACACTCTTCCTCCAATTTTTACTCCGAACTTACAGCAAGTCTTAGCAGTAGGTAATACCGCAGACATTGACATCTTATTAGATGCCAACTTAGAGGCTTTAGATGTAAGTAGTAATACTGCGAATATTGCAAATAATCTTACACTTGGAGGAACTATTACTGATAACAACTCATCAGTAGGTGGTTCAGGTCAGGTATTAGAAAGCACAGGGACAGGACTACAATGGGTTGACTTGCCTGTTTATAGTGCAACATCACCATTGTTGTTTAATTCAATTACAAAGACATTTAGCATTCAACCTGCAAATAGCACTCAAGGGGGTTATTTGACAGCTAATGATTGGATTACTTTTAATGGCAAACAAGACGCAGGTTCTTACATTACTGCATTAACAGGAGAAGCTACTGCTACAGGACCCGGTTCTGTGCCTATTACATTGAATAACGCTTCTGTTATTGCAAAGGTATTGACAGGTCTTAATATAACAGGAGGCTCTATTAGTGCAAGTGATAGTATCTTAACTGCTTTTGGTAAAGTTCAAAATCAAATTAATGGTTTGATTGGAGGCGTTCAATACCAAGGTACGTGGGATGCAGCAACTAACAGCCCATTCTTACAAAGTAGTGTCGGAGTACAAGGGCATTTTTATATTGTTAGTGTAGCAGGTAATACTGATTTGAATGGCATCACTGATTGGAAGGTTGGTGATTGGGCTATATTTAGTGCAGGAGCATGGAGCAAAGTTGACAATACAGAGTCGGTTACTTCTGTGAATGGACAGATTGGAGCGGTAAGCCTTACAACTGATGACATTCCTGAAGGAGCGACAAATTTATATTACTTAGATAGTAGAGCGAGAGCAGCATTAAGTTTCTCTCCGGGTAGTGGTGCATATAATAGCTTGACAGGTGTTATTACAATCCCTACTGATAACAATCAAATATTAAATGGTGCAGGATATATTACACTTGCATCACTTAGTGCAAGTGCTCCTTTAGCTTATAATAATTTAACAGGAGGATTTAGCATTCAAAAATCTGATGCGACTCATGATGGTTATTTAAGCAGCACTGATTGGACTACATTCAACAACAAACAAAATTATTTAGGGGGAACCGGCTTAGTTAAATCTACAGCCGGAACCATCACATATATTACTGACAACTCAACTGATTGGAACACTGCATACGATAGAAGTATTGTAAGTGCTGCAGTTACGGGTACGTCAACAAAAACATTAACACTTACTGAACAAGATGGCAATACTATTCAAGCGTCTTGGACTGATTTAGACACAGGTCTTACATCAGTTGGAGTAAGTATGCCATCAGCATTCACGGTAACAAACAGTCCTTTGACTGCTAATGGTACAATTGCTATTACAGGTGCAGGCACGTCATTACAATATATTGATGGTACAGGAGCCCTTCAAAACTTCCCGGGATTAACAGGATTTGTTCCTTATACCGGAGCAAATCAAAATGTTGACTTAGGAGAGTATGGAATATCTGCAGGATATTTCCAAGCTGACTTGACACCATCAGGTGCATTGCAGGTTGGACGTATGCAGTGGAATGCTACAGATGGAACAATGGACCTCCGTTTGTTGGGGAACAATGTTACACTTCAAATAGGAGAAGAAAATGTTACACGTGTAGTAAACAAATCAGGAATCGATTTGCTTGAAGAAAACTATCAAGTAGTAAGATTAAGAAAGGTAGCAGAAGGTGGTGCACAAGGACAACGTATTGCTGTTGTATTGGCTCAAGGTAATAGTGAGAATAATAGTACTGAGGTATTAGGGTTAGTCACTGAAACTATATTAGCGAACCAAGAAGGTTTTATTACTTGTTTTGGTGAAGTAAAAGAAATTAATACAACAGGTAGTTTACAAGGAGAAACTTGGGTTGATGGAGATATATTATATCTTTCAAACACGGTTGCAGGAGGTCTTACAAATGTTAGACCTGTAGCACCTAATCACTCAGTAACTGTTGGTTACGTAAGTTATGCTCATGCAGTGCATGGTAAAATTTACATGGCAATTGATACAGGTTATGAGCTTGGGGAATTGCATAACGTATATGCACCAAATCCAAATAACAATGAGAGTATTTATTGGAATACTACTAATGGTAGATACCAATTAAATACCATTGCAGGAATTTTAGGATATACTCCGGCAAATGATAGTTTAGTTGTGCACTTAGCAGGCACTGAAACAATAACAGGAGCAAAAACATTTACTACTAAGGTTACAATAAATACAGGAGGAACTGATGACCAATTACAATTAGTAGGCACGGCTCCATCTGTAAGATTAACTAATGCAGTTAGTGGTGCAACTATCAATGGATTTATTGCAATGGCAGGTGCTACTAATAACTACATTCAAGGTGCTGTTGCAGGAGATATGTGTATTGGAAACCAAAATAATGGTAAGATATTATTTGGTTTTGGAAGCGGGACAGCAACTCAAAAAATGAGTTTAGATTCAAGTGGTAATGCAGTAATTGCAGGAGGATTAACATTAGGGGGAAATATAACTAAAGGGTTATATAATTATACTTTACCATCTGCGAGTGGAACATTAGCATTGACATCTGATTTGACAGGATTTGTTACTGCTGTTACAGCAAGCGGTCCATTGTCATCAAGTGGTGGCACAGCTCCAAACATTTCAATTCAACAAGCAAATACAAGTCAGGATGGTTATTTAAGTTCAACTGATTGGAATACTTTTAATAACAAGCAAGCAGCAGGAAACTATATTACTTCGCTTACGGGTGAAGCAACAGCAAGTGGACCGGGAGCTGCATCAGTTACTTTAAATAATGCTTCTGTAACAGGTAAAATACTTACAGGAGTAAATATTACAGGAGGTAGCATTAGTGCAACTGACACAATGCTAACCGCATTTGGTAAGTTACAGAATCAAATTAATGGATTAATTGGTAGTACAATTTATCAAGGGACTTGGAATGCAAGTACAAATACGCCTACATTAACAAGTAGTGTTGGAACAAGAGGATATTACTATATCGTTAATGTAGCAGGTACAACAAATCTTAATGGAATTACAGATTGGCAAGTTGGTGATTGGGCTATATTTGATGGAACTGCATGGCAAAAAGTAGATAATACAGATGCTGTAAGTTCTGTTAATGGTCAAACAGGTGCTGTTAGTCTTACTACCGACAATATACCTGAAGGAACAACAAATCTTTATTTTACAAATACAAGAGCACGAAATGCTATATCATTAACTACAGTTGGTTCAAGTGGAGCAGCAACATATTCAGGTGGTGTTTTAAATATTCCTAACTATGGAAGTGCATTAACCGCTTACGTTCCATATACAGGAGCAACAGGAGCTGTTAACTTAGGTCCATATGACTTAACAGTTAATAGTGTAGTAGTTGGTAAAGGAGCGGGTACAGGAGGGAATAACGTTGTGTTAGGAGATAATGCCTTGTCTGCAAATACAACAGGTTCTCGAAACGTGGCTATTGGCACGTTCCCATTATGGAAGAATACTACAGGAGTTGGTAATATTGCAATTGGAGCAGAGACTTTAATTAATGAACTTTCGGGTAATAATAACATTGCAATTGGAGACAACACTGCAAAGTATATTACTACGGGTTCTTCTAATACAATTATTGGACCTACTTCAAATATGGATGGATTAACTACAGGTTCTTATAATACTATTATTGGAGGAGCGTTGACATCATTAGGTAATATTTCAAACAATATTATTTTAGCTGATGGTCAAGGTAACATTAAGTATAGATGGAATGGAACAAATAATTACTTATATGGTAATACCATTTTTTCAAGTACTATAAGCAATGGCACTTATACTTATACTCTTCCGGGAGCTACAGGAACTTTAGCATTAACTTCAGATATTCCTTCTTTATCAGGATATATTAGCGGGGCAGGAACAGCAAATAGAATTATTAAATATTATGGTACCGGAACTGTCACTACTGCATCAGCGTCTAATATTAGTGATGATGGAACAGTAATAACATTAAATGCAAGTGGTTCTTATTTAAGAGGGGTAAGAGTATATAATGATATGTCATTATATAACACGATATTCTTTACTGATAACAATTATGCGGAACAGGCTTCAATAAATGGTAGTGCAGGTGTTTTAACATTTTACACTAATGGAGGGCAAAGCGTTTCAGGAAATATATTAGCATTATCATTAGGTACTACAGGTACTGCAAATTTTGCAAAAAGAGTTAACGTTAATGGAGCATCTGATGATGCTGACATAGCATTGCATACAATTGCACCAAGTGGAGCGGGTAAGTACATATTTGTAGGGAGAGATTCTGCAAGTCAATGGAGATTTTCAGTTTCTTCAAGTGGGGATACTCAAATAGGTGCTCCTCAGGCAGGGTCAACATATAAATTGCTTACATTAAGTAGTGCAGGGAATAACTTAGATACAGGAACTGTATTAAGACTTATAGGCAATGCGGCTCTTGATTTAGTTGATATATCTATTGCTGACACTGTTACAAGAATATATCACCAAGAAAATGCAGCTGATGCAGCAAATGGATATGGGTGGGTTCAAATTAGAACAAATGCTGTTGCTACTCCTGCAGCACCGTTGAGAGGTGGATTTAAAGTTACAATTGATACGAATGATGCCTTAATTATAAATAATTTAAGTCAAGCAACATTTAGCAGTAGTGTAACTGCAGTAGGTTTAAAAACTAATGGAGGCGGAAGTGTAAACCTTGTGCCTACGTCTTATGGTGCTAATGGAGCCATCGCATTTAGAAATATTGCTGATAATGCTTCAAGATGGAATATATATAATTATACAGGTGGCGGAACTACTTATGGGTCATTAAACTTTAGCACAGGAGATGGGACCGATAAGTTTGTAATTAATGAAGGAGGCTCTGCTGTATTTTCTAATACAGTACAAACTAATGGTGTTTCAATAGGTGTTGCAGCAACAGCAAATGTTTTAGTTGTAAGAGGGGAAAATGCGGGGTATGATGGCTCAATAACAATTGGAGCAAGAAGTTCAATTTTACATAGAGATGCAGGTGAAACTATATTATCAATTGCAAATGACTATAATAGCAATGGAGCTAAGATGGAGTTTAGAATGAAGGGTAATACTTCTGCCAACTCTGTTTTAACTTTATTAGGCAGTGGAGCTGCAACATTTTCAAGCACAATTGCAGTTGGAGCAATCACTTCGTTAACTCCTTCAGGATTTGGTTATGATACAAATACATATAAAGTTGTAATTGTTGGAACTCCGGGAACATCAACAAATAAATCCATTGCATTTGGTGTAGATGTAAGTGGTAATCCAAGTGGAGCATTTAGTGGATTAGGAAGTGAATATATATGGAAAAATTCAGGTTCATTTATTACTCCTAATTCAATTAATAACGGTTATAATACATTACTTAGTTGGAATAGTAGTGGTCAAGTTACTATAGCTAACTTAGTTGCAACATCACTATCATTAGGAAGTAATATTCAAATAGGTGATTATACAAATTCTACATCTATAACATTTGCATCTTCTGCAAATGGAATTGCTAAGATAAACTTCTACGATTCTAATAATACAGAAGGATTATATTTAAGAACAGATGGCGAACAGTATGGTGGAACAATGACTTTTGGTGCAAGATGGGATGATGATGAGGGAAAAATTTTCTTTAAGATGTACCAAGCATCTGCCGGTGCAGGATACAATGTAAGAGTTGGTATTGGAACATCAGACCCTGCAGGAGAATTAACTGTAAAAAGAGGGTATAGTAGTTCGTTTACACCTGCTTATATTGGTAACACTTCTTACACTGCGTGGAATAGGCAAGTATATGACACACTTGTTGTGCAACAAGATGATGTTACTACATTTAGAATGGTTGAAAAAAATGGAGAAACAGCAGGTTCTGACCAAATATTATCATTTAGTATTGGAGATGGATTAGGGGTTATTGCAACATCGGCACAGCCATTAGCATTTTATGTTAATGGCAGTCCATCAGGCATAGGTTATCAAGGACTATCCGGAACTCAAGTATTAAGATTACAAACAAATGGTAATGCTCAGTTTTATTATGCATTAACAACGGGAGGGAATATAACCGTTGACAAAAGTAGCCCAACTCTTAGATTAGCAGGTAGTGCTTATGGTAATAGTGGAGCAAGGGTTCAGTTTGAAGGATGGGCTTCAGGTTCGGGATATTCGAATTGGCAGATTGATACAGCATTTACAGGTAATAATCAATTAAACTTTGTTCCATCAACAACTGCAGGCGGAAGTACATTTACGACTCCTGTATTTCAAATTGATGCAACAGGAATTGGGTCTTTTGCAAGTAATCTTTATGCAAATGGCACAATACAAACAAGTGCAAGTGGTATTGCCACATTTAGAGCAAGAGGAGGTAGTTATGGAGCTTCTTATAATACAACCTTACGTTCTGAAGTAGATGCCGCAGGGGTATTGCAATTTGGTAATAATAATGATAATTACATATTAGCAGGAAATTCAGGGACAGGTGGATATTTAATAATTAGAGTAAACTGCACAGCTGAATCAAGAAGCTCAGGCACTTTAGCATTAACAATAAATTCAGCCGCAGCAGCAACTTTTGCTTCTTCTGTTACTGCAACAGGATTCTTTGAGTCTTCAGATAAAAGATTAAAAACAATCATAGAAGAGTCTTATGATTCAGACATGATTTTTAATATAAAGCCAAAGACATACGTAAAAGAAGGCAAAAAAGAGATTGGTTATTTTGCACAAGACTTTGAAGGTGTATTATCAAGTGCAGTTACTAAAGGAGATGATGGGTATTTAAGTTTATCTTATACTCAAGTACATACTGCTAAGATTGCAATTATTGAAGATGAGGTAGATGTATTGAAGAAAAGAGTTTCTGAATTAGAATCTAAACTTTTAAAATACGAATCATAATGAGTTGGGCAGGGATAGCAAGTAATCAAACAGTTACATTTAATAACTTACAAGATGCTGTAAATACAGGCGTGTTTACTGCTAAGACATCTATCCCTGCAAGCCAAGAGTGTATTACAAAAACAGACGCTAATACATATGTAAATATCAACACATCTAATGCAGGATATGCTTCTAAGTCAGCTAATCAGTTAGTTTATAAAGCAGACTTAACAGCTCCTGCAAGTGGCGTTACATTTGTTGTGAACTCAGGGCTTTATCCTGCAAGTGGACCAAGCAATACTGTAACAGGATACCTTTATAATTACAATTCATATACAGTGCTTATATGGGGGGTATTTAATAGTGCAGGCATAAATTCAGGATATGTAGGAAATGACTCCGTTTATTTTAACTTTCCATTTGACCCATCTATTCCTACAGAAAGATTGTTTTATAACAACCCTGTTTTGATTACATCATATGGACAAAGCATATATACTGATAGAAATTCTGATGGAATTAGAGCAGGTTGGTTCTTACTTCCATCGAATACATATGCTAATATAACAATTGATAAATTTGATGGATTAGGCAGTGGGTCAACGTTTAGATTGGCATATAGTACACAAGTAGCAAATCCTAAAATAATAATTTAAAATAAAATAAAATGAAAACAATTCAACCCGTATCAATTTGGGATAATGGTGTAAACCAAAATGCGACAATATTAAATACTTATGCAGCAAATGTTGCGTTAAATAGCTATGCTGTTTTTAATTATTTTTTGTTTGGGCAATTAGAAGATGGCAATATTGGTCAACAAATAGCACAAGGCACATTAACAATGTCAGGAGAAGACTATAAACTTTGGCAATCTGATGCTTATGCTTGGGATTGGGTGGCAGGAAAATTAAATCTTGTTATTACAGGAGATTATGTAAAGCCTATTAATCCAACTCCAATTGTTGAAGAAACTATTGCATAGTTCAATATTTATTCATTACTTTTACATTAAATAAAATTTAATCAAATGGAATTAACAAAAAAGAAGTACAAAGACTTAAATCTACTTATCAGTAGAATTAATGCCGTTATTGGTAAACAAGAAACAAAAGTTCAGAAAAAGCTATTTAAACTTTACGAGAAGCTAAAATCTCATCATGAAGACTTTAATGCCAAGTTAGATGAGTTGCGTTTAGACAATGCCGCGACTGACGACAAAGGAGTATTATTAGTTGATGAGAAAGGTGGCTATAAGTTTACCAAAGAAGGCACTAAGAAGTTTAATAAAGACGCAGAAGAATTAAGTGAAAAAGAATTTGAGTTTAAGCCTATTGAAGTAATTAATACTCAAGGATTAGAAAACTTTGTTTTTCTTGAAGAATGGACTACCGGAATTACATTTGTTAAAGAAGAGGAGGTAGAGTTATAATGGATATTCGCAAAATATCAATAGGACCCGACTACAAAGGTGGTGCAATGCATTACATTGTAGGGCAGAAAGTCCTTGGTGATACCTGCGAAATTCATGTAATCAAACTTGATGTCTACAAACAATCCATCAAGATATACATTATAAATGAGAAGGCGGAGGTGTTGCTTTGGAAAGAGTTCACCTCCACCATCCCTATTTCTATCGAATACAATATTAATTTCTAATGAGGTCTCCATTCTATTTCATAGCCAAGCCTGTGAATGGAAAGCGATACAATAATACCAAAGAAATAGGTGGTGTTGAGTTTATAATCAGCACCTCAGAAGAGGACCACAAGTTCTCTAACCGATTTGCAGAGGTTGTTGAGCTTCCATTAAATTACGATGGCGACATCGTAAAAGGGGATATATTGCTTGTGCACCACAACGTATTTAAGTTTTATAACGACATGAAGGGTAGGCAAAAAAGCGGTAAGTCATTTTTTAGAGATGACTTGTTTTTTATTGAGCCCGACCAATTCTTTATGTATAAGCATGGTTCCACGTGGAACGCTTACGATAGATATTGCTTTGTAAAACCTATCCCTCCTACTGATAGCTATATTAAAAAACCATTTAGCGAAGAGCCATTGATGGGCGTAATGAAATACCCCAATGCTTATTTGCGTGAACATGGCATCAAAGAGGGCGATATGGTTTGCTTCAGCCCTGATAGTGAATACGAGTTTACCGTGGATGAAGAAAAGCTGTATAGAATGTATGACCATCAAATAACAATCAAATTATGAATCTAATCACATTCGATAACATTCTTAAAGACCCATTGTCCTATGTATCAGATATACACTTACACGGTTTCCAAGACGTGGCAGACGGGGAATACACTTTCAAGAATATTCAGCCAAGAGACAACAACGATGAGTTTGCCGAGTATGTCTGTAACTTATTTGGTCCTCGATACAAAGTAAACTTGAACTTTGTACGTAAGTCTCCTCTCAATCAAGAAGAGCCAAACTTTATTCATACCGATGAGATGATGGGTGATATTACTTGCCTGTTATATTTGAATGAGCAAGCTCCTGAGGATGATGGTACAACAGTATATGATGATGACAGGAAACCACTTCTTACAATGTACTCTAAGTTTAATCGCATGATAGCCTTCAATTCAGATGCGGCTCACTCAAGAAATATATTTGATAACTTTGGAGAAGCACTTGGAGCAAGATTGGTTCAGGTAATATTCTTAAAGGAGAGATAATGAAAGACACTAAAGAAATAAAGTTACGCATTATTGCAGCAGGATATAAAGCCGTTGATGAGTTAATAAAAGTGGCTGAAGAAAATGTCGTAAAGGCAGGCGGTGATGACGAAGGTGAGCTTGCTGCAGATAGACTCAAGAACGCTGCAGCTACAAAGAAGTTAGCCATCTTTGATGCTTTTGAGATATTGAGCAGAATAGAATCAGAAAAAGAAAACTTAGATTCCGCAGAACGTGGAGTAAGTAAAACAGATACAAAACAAGGATTTGCAGAAAGAAGGTCAAAATAAAATCTTATACCGAGTCTTAGATAAACACATAGACAAGGCGGTCATCTCTAATAAAAATAGAGTGAGGTCGTGGCTTTATGGCTATAATGAACAGTATGACGTTGTCGTAATTTCAAAAACGGGACAAATAGGAGAAATATATGAGATAGAGGGTTTGCGTATTGCACTTCCTTTAGCTCCTGAAAAGTGTCTTCAAAGACACTCAAATAAAACTGAGCAGTATTGGGAGAGACAAGAACTTCCAAAAGAGTTAGCTAAAATACAATCTATATTTCAATGGAACAACAAGCCCAAAGAGTTTAAAGATAATTGGGTAGACTACATCGAGAAAGAGTTTGACTACAGAGAACAAGGATTTTGGTTTATGAACAATGGAGTCAAAACCTATATCACCGGTTCTCATTATATGTACTTACAATGGTCAAGTATTGACGTTGGATACCCTGACTTTCGTGAAGCCAATAGGATTTATTGGATATTTTGGGAAGCCTGTAAAGCTGACCCGAGGTCATTTGGCATGATATACCTAAAGATTAGACGTTCGGGTTTCTCGTTCATGTCTTCATCTGAGTGTGTCAACATAGGTACGCTCGCACGTGATGCCCGTATAGGTATCTTATCTAAGACGGGTGCCGATGCTAAGAAGATGTTTACGGACAAGGTTGTGCCTATCAATAGCAGACTCCCATTCTTTTTCAAACCTGTGATGGATGGTATGGACAAACCCAAGACTGAACTTGCGTTCAGGGTACCGGCATCAAAGATTACCAAGAAGAATATGTACGAGTCTGACGACAGTGAGATTGACGGACTTGATACCACGATAGATTGGAAGAATACAGAAGATAATAGTTATGATGGTGAGAAGCTATTGTTCTTAGCTCATGACGAGAGTGGTAAGTGGGTTAAACCGGTAAACATTAAAGAGAATTGGCGTGTAACCAAGACCTGTCTTAGATTGGGTAGTAAAATTATTGGTAAGTGTATGATGGGTTCTACTTCCAATGCACTTAGCAAAGGAGGTCAGAACTTCAAAGATATTTACGAGGAATCAAATGTAAAAGTACGCAATGCTAACGGACAGACTAAGAGTGGTCTGTATGCATTATTCATTCCAATGGAATGGAACATGGAAGGCTTCATTGATAGATATGGATTCCCCGTGTTTAGAAAACCTGCAGAACCTATTGCAGGTGTTGATGGAAATTGGATTACCAATGGTGCCATTGACTATTGGGAGGCGGAAGTAGATTCGTTAAAAACTGACGCAGACGCACTAAATGAGTTCTATCGTCAGTTCCCAAGAACAGAGTCTCACGCATTCCGTGACGAGAGTAAGCAAGCCTTATTTAACCTTACAAAAATTTATCAGCAGATTGACTATAATGACTCTATGATTAAAGAGCACTACTTAACACGTGGCTCTTTCTCATGGAAGGATGGAATAAAAGATACCGAGGTGATTTGGACCCCTGATACAAGAGGTAGGTTCTTAATTAGTTGGGCACCACCTAAACATATGCAGAACAACGTGCATATTAGAAACGGTATTAAGTATCCCGGCAATGAACATCTTGGCTCATTTGGTTGTGACTCGTATGATATTTCAGCGGTAGTTGGTGGACGTGGTTCTAACGGAGCACTTCACGGTATGACTAAGTTTCATATGGATGACGCTCCTGTGAATCAATTTTTCTTAGAGTACATTGCTCGTCCACAAACGGCAGAAATCTTCTTTGAAGAAGTACTAATGGCTTGTATATTCTACGGAATGCCTATCTTAGTAGAGAATAATAAACCAAGGCTTTTATACCACATTAAGAACAGAGGATATAGAGGCTTCTCAATTAACAGACCTGATAAGCAGATGGCTAAGTTAACAAAGACTGAGCGTGAACTTGGAGGTATTCCAAACTCATCAGAAGATGTTAAGCAAGCACACGCCTCCGCAATTGAGTCGTACATTGAGAAGTTTGTTGGATTAGACTTGGAGGCAAAGTATAGAGACCCTGAGGAGATGGGCACGATGCCGTTCACACGAACACTTGAGGATTGGGCTAAGTTTGACATCAATGACAGAACAAAGTTTGACGCCTCTATTAGTTCAGGATTGTGCATCATGGCGAACCAAAAGCATCTTTATATGCCCGAGAAAAAAGAATCGAAATTAATTATTAACTTCGCTAAATATAAAAACGAAGGAACAACAAGTCAATTGATTAGATGAAAAATGTAACAATCAACATAAACACCACATCATTCCCAAGTCAATTAGCGACTGATGCAGAAAAAGCAACAGACGCATTTGGGTTGCAAGTTGGACAAGCTATACAATATGAGTGGTTCCGAAAGGATGGTAATTCATGTAGATACTATGGTCAGTGGAGAGATTTCCGCAGACTAAGACTTTATGCTCGTGGAGAGCAGCCTATCGCAAAATACAAAGATGAATTAGCAATTGATGGTGATTTGTCATATCTAAATCTTGATTGGACTCCGGTTCCTATTCTTCCTAAGTTTATTGACATTGTAGTAAATGGAATGTCTGATAGATTATTTAAGGCTAAGGCTTATGCTCAAGATGCAATGTCTCAGGCTAAAAGAAGTAAGTATCAGGACATGATTGAAGCTCAGATGGTATCAAAAGATATTTTGATGACTATTAAAGAGAAGACAGGCGTAGATACATTTATGATGGAGCCTGATGAGCTTCCTGAAACTGACGAAGAATTATCATTATATATGCAGCTTAATTATAAGCCTGCAATTGAAATTGCTGAAGAAGAAGCAATTAACACCATTTTTGATGAAAACCACTATGACGACATCAGAAAGAGAATTGACTACGATATTACTGTTATTGGTATTGGTGTAGCTAAGCACGAGTTTTTACAGGGTACAGGAGTTAAAGTTAGCTATGTTGACCCTGCAAATATTGTATATAGCTATACAGAAGACCCATTCTTTAAAGATTGTTTCTATTGGGGTGAGATTAAGACTGTGCCTTTAACTGAGTTATACAAGATTGACCAATCTTTGACTAAAGAAGATTTGCAAGAAATAACTCAATACAGCCAAGCATGGTACGACTATTACAACGTACAGCAATTCTACCAAAATGACATTTTCTACAGAGATACTTGCACATTGATGTATTTTAATTACAAGACAAGTAAGAAGATTGTTTATAAGAAAAAGAAACTTGAAGGTGGTGGTTCTCGTGTGATTGAGAAAGATGAAACCTTTAATCCTCCGGCTGAAATGATGGAGGAAGGGAACTTTGAAAAGATTGAAAAAACCATTGACGTATGGTACGAAGGTATCATGGTTATGGGAACAAATATATTATTGCAGTGGAAGATGTCTGAGAATATGGTTCGTCCTAAGTCAGCGTCTCAACACGCATTGCCTAATTACGTGGCTTGTGCTCCACGTATGTATAAAGGCGTTATTGAGTCATTATGCAGAAGAATGATACCATTCGCTGACTTAATTCAAATAACTCACTTAAAGCTACAACAAGTAATTGCACGTACCGTACCTGATGGGGTATTCATTGATGCCGATGGCTTGAATGAAATTGACTTAGGTACAGGTAATGCTTACAATCCTGAGGATGCACTTAGATTGTATTTCCAAACGGGTAGTGTTATTGGACGTAGCTTCACTCAAGATGGAGACTTCAATAATGCAAGAGTGCCTATTACGCAGTTAACTTCTAACTCAGGTGCTGCTAAAACGCAGATGTTAATAGGCAATATGAATCATTACATTGATATGATTAGGTCTGTGACCGGTCTTAATGAGGCAAGAGATGGTTCTAATCCTGACCCTAACTCATTGGTTGGTCTACAAAAAATGGCTGCATTAAACTCAAATACAGCTACAAGACATATCCTTGATGGTTCATTGTACATTTATCGTTCATTAGCTGAGGCTTTGACATATAGAGTAGCTGATATTTTAGAATACTCTGACTTTAAAGATGAGTTTGCAAATCAAATCGGTAAGTATAACGTGTCTATTTTGAATGACATCAAGGACCTTTATATCTATGACTTTGGTATTTTCATCGAGGTATCTCCTGATGAAGAGCAAAAAGCACAGCTTGAAGCAAATATTCAAATGGCATTGTCTAAGGGAGATATTAATCTTGAGGACGCTATTGACATCCGTGAGATTCGCAATATTAAACTTGCAAACCAATTGTTGAAGATGAAGCGTATTAAGACGCAAGAGCGTGAAGAGAAGATGGCTATGCAAAAACAAGCCATGATTGCTCAACAACAATTGCAAGCTCAACAGATGGCTGCTCAAACAGCATTACAAAAAATTGACTTAGAAGCTCGTGCCAAGATGCAGATTAAACAAGCAGAGGTAGCATTTGATATTCAGAAGTCAAACAATGAAGCGGTACTTAAGTCTCAATTAATGCGTGAGGAGTTTGAATACAACCTTCAGTTACGTGGTATGGAGATGGGTGATTTGCAATCAAGAGAGCAAATGAAGGAAGATGCAAAAGCAAAAAGAATTAGTCAGCAAAACACCGAGCAATCTAAGTTGATTAATCAAAGAAAGAACAATTTACCACCAATGAATTTTGAATCAAATGAGGATAGCTTAGATGGCTTTGACTTAGCCGAATTTGAGCCTCGATAAAAATGTCAAAATTTTTGTATAAGTTTGTATAAATTAAATCAAATCAAATGGAATTAAAAGTTAGAGCATTAGATGTAATTGAACCTAAGAGTGTTCAAGAAGTCGAAAAAGAATTACTTGATAAACACGAAGAGTCGTTAAATCAAGATGACAATCAAAGTGCCGATGACAATCAAGGTGCAGTAGGAGCGGATAATAACGCAGGGGCTGATGATAATCAAGGCACGGGCTCAAATGAAATTGAGATAAAAGACGAAGACGTTCTTTCATATATTGGTAAAAGATATAACAAGCAGATAAATTCATTGGATGAATTAATAGCTGAGCGTAAAGAAGCTGAGCCGTTACCTGAAGATGTAGCTGCTTATATGAAATACAAGAAGGAGACAGGTCGTGGGTTTGAAGACTTTCTTAGATTAAAGAAGGACTTTGATACCATGAATCCTGACCAACTTCTTAAAGAATACCTGACTGCTACGCAGGAGGGACTCGATAGCGATGACATCGAGGCTTTGATGGATGACTACAGATTTGACGAGGAGTTGGATGATGAGTCAACAGTTAAGAAAGCAAAAATCGCAAAAAAGAAAGTTCTTGCTGAAGCCAAGAAATATTTCAATTCTCAAAAGGAGAAATACAAAATGCCCCTTGAGTCAAGTACGGCATTCATCCCCGAGTCAGAGAAAGAGATATACGAAAGCTATAAGCAATATACCCAACAGGCAAAGACTATAGAAGAGGAGAACAATCGTAAACGTCAATGGTTTGACCAAAAGACGAACGATGTTTTTAATGGAGAGTTCAAAGGTTTTGAGTTTAACATTAATGACAAGAAGTTCACGTTTGCTCCGGGAGACGCCAATGAGTTGAAAAAGAACCAAGCAACACCACAGAACTTTATTAACAAGTTCTTAGATGAGCAAGGTTTGATGAAAGACGCAGCAGGTTATCATAGGTCTTTGGCTATAGCAATGCATCCTGACAAGTTTGCTAAGTTCTTTTATGAACAGGGATTGGCTGACGCAACAGATGATGTTACTCGTAAAATCAAGAACATCAACATGAGCACTAACCGAGTACCTGAAATTAGCAAGTCTACAGATGGATTGCAGGTGAAAGCGGTAAACCCTGATTCAGGACGAAACCTGAAAATCCGCAGTATAAAAAGAGTTTAAAACAATTAAAATTTTACAAAAATGGCAAGTGCTTTATTGAATAACCCCACCTACCAATTGCAGCCAAGTGCTGAACAGGTGGCGTTACAGACAAACTACATTACCAACTTCAACTTCTTAAATCAGTACTTACCTGATACATATGAGAAGGAATTTGAGCGTTATGGTAATAGAACAATTGCATCTTTCTTACGTATGGTAGGAGCAGAGATGCCGTCTAACTCTGACCAAATCAAATGGGCAGAACAAGGACGTTTACACATTAAGTACACAAACTGTACTTCAGCAGCAGCAGCAGGTGCGGCAACCGCAACTTTCACTGTAGCTGATTCAGGCGTGACTTACATCGCTATCCGTGTTGGACAAACTTTGATGATTCAAAACAACACTTCAGGTGTTTACAACAAGGCTATCGTAACAGCGGTTCCATCAGCAACTACTTTCACAGTAGCTTACTATGAGACTGCAGGTCAAGCATTCGCAGTTTCTACTCAATGTACTGTATTCAT